ATGTAGGTATGGTTGTTACTAACCACACATACGCATCGCAAGATATGTTTGATCCAGATGACAAGATCTCAGGTGGTTCGGGCTTTGTGTATGCAAGCTCTATGGTTGTTGCTATGAAGAAACTTAAACTTAAAGTAGACGCAGACGGCAACAAAACATCACAAGTACATGGTATTCGTGCAGCGTGTAAAGTAATGAAAACACGTTATGCGAAACCATTTGAAAGTGTGCAAGTTGAAATTCCGTATGAAACTGGTATGAGCCCATACAGCGGACTAGTTGATTTCTTTGAAGCAAAAGGTGTGCTAACAAAAACTGGTAATAGGCTACAGTACATTAGTCCAGTTACTGGTGAAGTTATTGTTAAATTCCGCAAAGCATGGGAAAAGAACGAGGACGACCATTTGGACCTTATCATGGCTGAATGGGATCAACTGCCAGACGAGATTAAGGATTCTGGCGGTTCACTGGAACAAGAAGAAATTGACTCAATTGTGGAGAATTCTAATGAAGCTGAATGACACTGATCTAGAAGCATTGATTTCAATCTATAGTGCAGCAAAACCACTTATTCCTGAAAAGGAACGTCTACACTGGGCGGAAGTGTTTCTTGACAGACTTGACGACTATGGCATTGACCTTCGTGCAAACAGCGAAGAAATTGTTGATGCATGTAATTATCTTGACAAAGCACTTGATATGCTGTTAAGTGAACATGATGAAGAATCATGGGAAGCAGCAGACGAAGAAGATTGGGATTAAATGAGTTCATGGTATCGTAAAGTTACTGCTAACATGGGGGAGATCGTTAACGCGATCTCCTACTTTGAACAGCAACTAGCTGAAGCAAAATTTGAATGTTCAATGAAGGGCAACCTTGAAAAACAAAGTCGTGATATGCCTGGTATTGTTGAACATCGTTTCAATCAGTTGCAGGAAGTAGAAGCGATACTTGAACATTTAAACACTGAAATGCGTAAACTTCGCAGTCAGAAGTTTCGTAAATTTTTAGAAGCATACAACAAAGCACTTAGTAGCCGTGACGCAGAACGTTATGTAGACGGTGAACAAGAGGTTGTTGATATGCAGTATTTGATTAACGATTTTAGCCTTGTGCGTAACAAGTTTATTGGACTTATTAAAGCACTAGAAGCCAAGCAGTTTCAAATCAATAATATTGTAAAACTACGTGCTGCTGGATTGGAAGATATCAGTTTGTAACCTTTGTGACATTTGGTTACCCCCAACTGCCTCCTACGGGAGGCATTTTTTTCTTGACAATGCGATCTAGTTATAGCATAATGAGAGTATGATTAGGACAGGACCTGTCACAGGGGCCAATATAGGACATATAGAGATGACTAAACAAGAACTACTAAACGCTGTTGCTGAATACAATCCCGTTCAAACACTGGCACTAGCTCTTGCCGTTTACGAACAATTTGGTTTTGTTCGCAGCGGTGAGGGTTATAATGTGTATGACCAGGAAGGTAAATTTAGCCACGTAGTAAAAGACACTAAGACGCAAGTCATGGATATGATGCGCAATGGTGTTGTGCCGCATACCACTTATGTAGCTGAAGCAGAAGCTATCAAAGATAAGTTTGAAGCCAAGTTTATGATGAAGAAATTTGGCAATGGACTCACTGATTTTGAGAATAGCGTAGCAAAGGCATTTGCTGCTGGCAACAGTCTTACCAGCTTCCAAGTTGCCATTATTGCCAGTATCCCCAACATGAACAAGATTGACGAAAAGCGCAAGACGGTGGAAAATCGTATTGAGGAAGTACGGTTTACGAGCGAGCATTTTGGTGAAATGCGGCATCGTTACGATTTGGAAGTAGAAGTGCTGGACTGCAAATATATCCAGAATAGTGGGGTGTACATGATTACTGCTATTCATGCCAACAAAGATATTATTAAGTTCTGGTGGAGAGATCAGCCTGACATCAGTGATATTATTGAGGGCAAAACCATCCGTATACGCGGCACAGTTAACCGCCACGAACTAGGCAAGTATACTCTGGCCAAAGAAACTATGTTTAATCGTGTAAAAATTCTCCTTTAATTGAAAAAAGTTGTTGACAACCAAGACACTTTACTGTATCGTGTAAGAGTAAGTTAATAGAGAACATAGGAAAACGAGATGGCTAAGATGGCTTTCAAAACTGAACGTAAGACCCGCACCCCCCGCAAAACTGTCGCTACCAAAGTTATGGAAGTGGATAACACTGTCGTAGAGTCCACTGACACTGATGCAGAAATCGTAGAACGTCTGCGTGAACGGTTTGAGATCTTGGACACTATGACGCAGATGACTATTGACGGCGTTGTTAAGGGTATGGTTGTTACTGGCCCTCCGGGCGTAGGCAAGAGCTTTGGTGTAGAAGCGGTACTGGAAAAGAACAGCATTTTTGACAAACTCGCCGGCAACCGTCTCAAGTTTGGTGTTGAGAAAGGTGCTGCAAGTGCTATTGGTTTGTATAAGTTGCTTTACAACTATGCAGACCGCGGACACGTGCTAGTGCTTGACGACTGTGATAGTGTGCTTTACGATGAGACTTCACTGAACTTGCTCAAGGCTGCACTTGATAGCAGCAAGAAGCGCCGCATTAGCTGGAACACTGACAGCGCCTTGTTGCGTCGTGAAGGTATCCCTGATAGCTTCGAATTTAAAGGTGCTGTAATCTTTATTACCAACCTTAAGTTTGACAAGGTGCGTGGTAAGATCAAAGATCACTTGGATGCTATTATGTCACGCTGCCACTATCTGGACCTGACTATGGACACGCCGCGTGAAAAGATCCTGCGCTGCCGCCAGATTGTTGCAGATGGTATGCTCAACGAGTATGACTTTACTAAAGAGCAGGAAACTGAGATTGTGGACTTTATCTCTAACAACCAGCACCGTATGCGTGAAGTTAGCCTGCGTATGGTTACCAAGGTTGCTGACCTGCGTAAGAGCATGAGCGACAAGTGGGAGCGTATGGCAGAATGCACTTGCATGGTGCGCCGCTAAAACTACAAGTTACCCCCTGACTGGGCCCCCCGAAAGGGGGTCTTTTTTTACTTTATAAATCTTCTTGACAAATCACAACTAAAAGTATATATTAAAAACATGAACTGTAATATTATTATCAAAGACGAAGTTAATTGCAAGATCGAAGGACTTGATCTCGACACACGCAAAAAGTGTGAAAAAGAGTTAAAGTTTTTCCTACCACACGCCTACCACACGCCAGCATATAAACTGGGTCGTTGGGATGGAACTATGAGTTTCTTCACAGTTGGCGGGGTCACTTATGTTAACTTGCTGGGCCGCGTTCTGCCTATTATCATGAATGCAGGTTATACTCCAATTATTGAAGACCACCGCACACATCATAACCTACAGCTTGAGGTCGTTGACGAGACAACATTTCAACACAAAGTATGGCCCAAAGGACACCCTGTTGAAGGACAGTCAGTCACACTGCGCGATTACCAGATTGAAGTAGTAAACAAATTCTTGGAAACACCACAATGTTTGCAAGAGATTGCTACTGGTGCTGGCAAGACACTTATTACCGCTGCACTTAGTAACAGTGTAGAACAATATGGTCGCAGCGTTGTCATTGTTCCAAATAAAGACCTAGTTAAACAAACATACGCTGATTACGTTAACCTGGGCCTTGACGTCGGTGTTTACTTTGGTGATAAAAAGGAAGTAGGCAAAACACATACCATTTGCACATGGCAAAGTTTGAACAGCATTAAGAAGCGATTCCGTGAAGGTGAGACTGATTTTGGATTGCAAGAGTTTATTGAAGACGTAGTATGTGTTATCGTAGACGAAGTACACCAAGCCAAAGCAGATGTGCTTAAAGAAATGCTTACTAAGGATTTCGCACATATTCCGCTACGTTGGGGACTCACCGGCACTATCCCTAAAGCACCACATGAGTTTGTAGCACTACAGGCTAGTCTAGGCGAAGTTGTAAATCAACTAGCAGCAAGCACACTACAGGAGATGGGCGTATTAAGTAATTGTCACGTTAATATCGTGCAACTTAATGAAACAGCAATATATCCTAACTATCAAAGCGAACTAACATACCTCACCACAAACAAGCAACGCATGGATTACATCAGTAATCTCATACTAAATATTGCTGAGTCAGGCAACACTCTTATTCTAGTAGATCGTATTAAGAGTGGCGAGATACTTGTTGAGAATATTCCAGGTGCCAAGTTTGTACATGGCATAACCAAAGACAGGAAAACAACTTATGACGAAATTAATGAAAGCGACAATAGCATTACTGTTGCAACCTATGGTGTTGCTGCCGTGGGCATTAACATTCCTCGTATCTTTAACTTGGTTCTACTTGAGCCTGGCAAAAGTTTTGTTCGTGTAATTCAAAGTATTGGACGCGGTGTACGAAAGGCCGCAGACAAAGACCACGTGGAAATTTGGGACGTGGCAAGTACCGCCAAATATAGCAAGAAACATTTGACGGAACGTAAAAAGTTTTATAAGGATGCGAACTATCCTTTCACAGTAGAAAAAGTTGATTATAAATGAGAATATTAACTGTTGAAAATACAACATATGAATTGGATGACATTCCTGAAACAGTAGACGATTTACGATATGGGGTGTTAGACTACACAAACCCTAAAAATGTGGATTATTTCTTTATTCCACTTATTTTCCTAGAAAGTTTCTACAGCCCTGCCGCTGTACTCAGAGTAGGAGAATATACAGTCAATATTCCACTGGATTGGAGCATTGTTATCTGTGATCCTGAGGTTGGTGATCCTGAAGTAGTCAGCTTAATGAGTTTAAATGATCGTGGATTTAATGCGTTTGCGATGAATCCAATTAATGGATTTAGCCCAAATTATCTTGACGTAGCCATTACAAACATTTATACTGATATTAAGTGGCATGCCCCTAAGCTAAAATTTGGACACTTGCTGTGTGTGCCGCTATCTGATAAGCCAGAATCACCCTGCATAATGATTGTAAAAGAAGCCAACAAGATTCCAGAAGTATTAGACATAAACGATATTTGGTAATATGGGAACAACTATTAAAGAAGAAATGGCAGCGATTGATACCAAGAATAGGTCTTGGTGGGATTCGCTAACCGACGAAGAACGCAAAGGACTTAGCCCGTGGGTCCTTATGCGATATGTTAGTAGTGTTAAAAGTGGAATTAAAGACTTTGAAGAACACTATTTAGAGATGACCAATGAATTGGTCAATACACATTTCAACACATTACGCCATCACCCGCAACTACAGTTTCAACTGATGCAAGCACTTGGGCTAGGCAAGACCCAGTTTCATCAATGGATTGCACCAGGTAAACGTGGTACTGAAAACCGGGTATTTAAGTTTTTTGCAGATATGTATCCTGGTATGAACGACGAGGAAATTGAAATTCTTATGTCACAGTACACTGAAGAAGAAATTGTAGATCTGCTAGAAGAAACCGGTATGAAGAAAAAGGACATTAAAAAATTACTGAAATGAAACACGCATATGTTCGAAGCGAAGAAGGGCTACAAACGGGTACAATGGGCTGGATATTGCAGCAAAGTCCTAGCTATAAAAGCAATTACTTTAAATTTAGATGGGGATATTCCAAAGAACATAAGCGTTGGATGAAACAACGGCACGTAGACCCATGGGACAATCATAGTTTGAATCCAAACCATTGGAGCCATGCTTATATTGAAAGCATAGAAAATATCAATGAAAATTATGAGTGGATAGATAGTTTTGTAGACACTTTTAAAGAAAGAACTGTGTTTGGATTAAGCTATGGTGGATGGACAAAGTCGCTGCCGTGGGATAATAAAAATGTTGATCTGATATGTGTTGAATCAAACGATAAAACAGTAGAGTTGTTTATAGAT